TGTTTAACAGATGTTGACGTTGTTGTTTACTAATAAGTGCCTTTGTAGTTATAACAAAAGACAACTTATAGAGGTTTTTATATAAAATTCGGTGGATAACTTTGGGGATAAGTTCAAAATTCAAAAGGTTTTTCGTTCTCAAAAAACATCTTACTGGCAGGTATATATTGACCGTGGCGTTTTAGTCTGGTTTTTACCATTTTATGCACTTTTACCATTTTATATACTTTTTAATTTTATATACTTTTGTAGGTTTATATACTTTTATCATTTTATGTAGCCAGGTATAAAAGTATAGCCGGCTGTCTTTTCGTCGATTTTAGGGCTATTAGCGTAAAGATTTTAAAGCGGTTATTTTAAAGAATTGCGGAATATTGATTTTAAATCAAGGTAACGGCACCACTATGGTATATGTTATTACTGCTCCTGCGAAATGTACGTCGTTTTTATTGTCATTAGGCGTCAATGTTATGACTAACGTATAGCTATATAATGTATTGTCTACCGTGTCCGTTACTGCGGAGTCTACGGCGTGGTATCCGGTCGTCGCGTTTGATTGGTATAATTATACACAATCTTTGCTTAAAAGTCAAGGGGGGTTTAAAAAATAATTTTAAGGTAAAGGTTTGCTAATTGTGTATATGATATATCCACCATAAAATTGCACGTCATTGCCACCATCATTAGGGACGACGGATATTAATAGGCAGTAAGTATAATTGTAATTATCTATCGCGCCATAATCGATTGATGTATCCTCTGCTATTTGGTCGCCACCTGTTCCGCTGGGTGATGCTGATGCCATAGCGTCAGCCACACCGTAATGACTAACACGATAAAGAGATGCCTGTCCTGTTGCTAACGCATCATCTTTATACCAGTATGTTGTAAGTTGCGTTATTATCGCACCATGTGGCAATCGTATAGCAATATATCCCGCTTTTTGATTTGTGTCCGTCGATTTGAAACCTGATTGTGTTATTGTATATGCGGTATAATTTGTTTGCAAAACAATTCCAGACGGTGAAATCGGCAAATATCTGGGTTGGGCAACATTAAATGCCGTATCTTCTGTTAATCCAGGGCTGTCAACTCCGTCGTGCTGATGTCCAAGCGTTAAATCAAGAACGTCTTTTCTTAAATTATTATACTGTGACGCTTTTGCGTCAGTTCCGGAACTTACAGTCGACGATTGTGGTGTCCTTGCCATTGTATTTTCTCCTTATGAAACAGTTAATGAACAGCTGAATGTTAATGTATCTGTTGCGGTCTTTGTAATATTTATTGCCACCCGATTAAATAAAGTCCCTGAATCCACGGTTCCCGAAGCGTCCTCGCCGAATAATCCGAATTCTTTTAGCGTACCTATTCCCTCGGAACTGTTAAAAAAAACCCTTATTGTTACCACGTTATCGGCATGGGAAGCGCTTGACACTTGCTTCCTTGCAATCTCTACCTGTAATTTCACATCACCAACTGCCGGCGCGTTCGTTCCCGTGCCAACTGCCCCGTATGTTACCTGGCCCTCATTTGTCTTTGTACCTATCCCGCCAAGCCTGCGGGCGATCGCCGTCTTTCCGGTTGTAATAATAGTATTCCGTTTTATCCATGTCCTTTCTTTTCCGGTATAGATATTTTTCAATGTGATTATAATCACACCCTGCATTTTAAAGATGTCTTTTATGTTCATTTTATCCCCTTAATCCGGCGCCCATTGCGATTCATCCCAGACCGCGCGCCTGTCTACAGGGCCGCCTGAATCATCAGCCCATAAATATGGAATAGCGGACTGCACATAAGACGTTCCGTCGGTAATGGCTCCGATAGTTTCGGCTACATTTTCTATCATATCCAGTACTTCTTCGTTATCAATATCTTTTTTCGGGCGTGTTGCGTCTAACAGTTTTATCAATAACCAGCTGAATCCTAAAAGATAAGTGGCAAAAGTAACTGTATAAAAAAACTCGCCGCCCTGCATTTCAAAATCAACCTGCTTGATTAAATAATAAGCGTCAATGCTTCTATCTGATAAATCTATATGTATTTTCTGTCCGCTGCGGAAACCGTCTTTTAAAGTTATAAAAGAACCGTCTATAATAGGGTTGGCGAACTGAAGTAATTCTCCTTCTGCTCTCTGACGGGCTGCGTCCAGGTCTGTTATGTTATTGTCAAATATTATATGTTCGTGGATTCCGGTACCACCCTCTATGGCTGCCAGGGCTGTCTGGGAGTCTCCGTCCTCTAGGTTTACTATAACCGGGATTTCATATTTATAGGTTATTGCTACGATTTCGCCGCCGGTAAATGTCGCGGTATCAGCTTTCAATAATTTTTCATTATAGTTTAATAAAAAAGCGTGTCCACCGGCCGCGTCAATAAATTCTATTCCTACCGTTTCCGGGGCTCCGCCATTTATGGTTACTGTTAAATTACTAGGTTTATATGCCAGGTTAAATTCTTTTTGACCTGCTATGGCCGTTATAGCGTCCTGGGTATACGGACTTGATAGATAATATCCGCCGCGTACTATTACTTTATTTCTTATCTGGGTATTATCATAATTTAATTCCAGGGCGTCAAACTGAGTACCGCCGTCAAGTAATTCAATAGGCGCGTTTGTTATTGAAGTATCCAGGCTGAAAAATTTAATGTCTTTTGCATAATCTACAAACCAGTCATAACCGGTATAATCCGCCAGGGTTTGAATACATTCGCTAACCGGCTTGTAATTAAATTGTATTTTGTCAATAGTAGGCCCGGGACTTTCTACTCCGGTTATTGTAAAGCCAGTAGTATAATTAGTTATTATATCGCTTATTATTTCGTTAATAGTATTTCCCGTGTAGGTTTCTTTTACCAGTAATTTGTCAAGAGAAGCCGTATAATCTGACGCGGAAATTTCAAACCGGAAATATGTATTATTTAATTTAAACGGCTTGACATTTGTTATACGTCCGCCGAATACCGTAACTCGTACGGATGTATCCTCTAAATGCGTCATTATTATTTCCTGGCCGCATAATGGGCGGGCGGAATAGGCTCCGTATATTACGCATTCCAGGGTATTGACTTCAGCATTAAGTACATCGCTAATATAAATATCGTCCGGGTTTACATCTACCCCGGCTATGGTAGTAATTATGTTTACCCCGGCGCCGAATTTAAACGTCCCGAACTTTTTTGTACCGAATTTTTCTCTGAATACCGGCATTATTTTATACCCTCTAGAAAACCAAACCACATAATATTGTTAGGCGTTAATTCGCCTATGTTAAACGTATCCGATTGCGGCTCTATTTTACGGAACTGCCTCAAATTATTCACATAGAATCCCACACTATGCCCGGAATTTTCTTTTGTAATATCATAATAAAAAATGAATCCCACAGCTAACCCCATTTTTAATAAAGTATGTACCGTAGCATAAGTCATACCGAAATTATCACAATCGAAACTATTTTCATAATGAAGTTGGAAGGCTTCCATAAATGGTATGAAATAATTTTTATATATTTTTGACATCATATTGTCCGTGGGTAATAAATACATGGTATCTGGTAATTGCACGGAGCCATAAAATTCCTTTCCAGTCATACGTTTATATTCCGTAAATATTATAGTATCCATTTCTGCGGCTGAAATCATAATACAAGCCGGATCTACTTTTGGCTTATAGAAAAAATTGTACGCTTTAATTAAGTGAGAGAATATGTTCATGTTATGGTATCCTCATAACAGTAAAATCCGCCCATTGAGTTGACGAATATATCCTTGTATTCAAAGGGTCAGTTGACGAAAACAGGGTCGCCTTGACTGTATTCCCTGCTGTAATATATGCTATTCTGCTGACATTTAAAGCAAATACAGAATCGGTATCAGGTGAAACGTTAGTAATTCTGCTTTCTAAATTTGAACCTGCTCCGTTGGTTATCCCTGTTAATTCCAGGGTTGCGTATTGTCCGAACGGAATAACTACCCCGCCCAGATGACAATTAAAATAATATAACCCTGAATATCGGGGAGTGAAAGTATAATTTGTTGAATTCCATTCTCTGTAATAATCAGTACAACCAACATTTAATGTATTGAAAGCTACAACAGAACTGACATTGACATATTGGTCTGCTGTTGTTGTCAATGACAATTTTGAATTGTACGGAGCATTTAAAATATTGCTCGAAACTGTTAATCCTGTTGAATCAAAATATGCTATTGTCGTATTCGGGACATTAACATTTGACGTTGACATTCTTATTTCCATTCTGCCATAAGCACTCACGTCTT